ACTTCTTTCACAGGAGGTTCAGCGGCTGAGCCACCCATATCACTAAGCGTATTGTTTATTGTAATGGAGTCGTCAAACGTCTCTCTAGACAATAACTTGCCATTTCTATGTAGCTCGAGTCTATCAGCAGATCCCATTCGTGGAAGAAGGCTGGTTGCATATGACGTAAAGCTGTCTGAATTGACTCCTTGATAGAAGTATTCTGCAGATCCAGATAGTGTGGCTGTTGAGCCCTTTGTTACACTTCCGCTTTTTACTCTTTGACTTTCCGGCATGGCTAAAACTTCCTTATGTTAGCTAGAAGTTGTCTTAAAAATATTGATCCCTTTAAGTTTCTTCTATCATTTTCGCCAAGGTATATGTCTCCGCTTCCGTATGGGACCCTGCTTCTCTCTAGTACATGACCTTCAACTATCATATTAAACCCCAGATAATTAGTTTTCTTAGGTATGAGTTTTTCTATAATGGTGTCAAAAGATTCATCTAACCATCTAAAGAATTCGAAGAAGCTAGTATAATTTACATCACCAACTAGACGATTGAAATATATCTCTCTTAGCTGTCTTAACTCATAATATTCTTCGGAAAACATTGCGTTTGGAGATCCTAAGGCAGTATCCAACGTTTCTAGTGTTGCAAAGATCTTCATTATATCTTCATTCAAGGCCTGAGCTGATGAAAACTCTATCGCAAACCTAACATCGTCTTTAGGTTCTGACGCCGCTGGAATCTCGTATATAGGCGCAGGTAAAGTATCAAAGTTGTGTATATTTTCACCTTGAGTCATTCCGGCTATGCGTACTTTATTCTCAGACGATGGCTCATCAAAGAGGTATGATATAGCGCTATAATCGAATCTTTCTGGCTTTATTATCTTTTTGTTAGGCTCAAATCCTCTAGCTATCGATAAGCCACCTAGAGATGAAACAGTCTTGAACTGTTGTGAAAAGTCAGTTAGCGTAACAGCACCTCCGGGGGAAGCGTCTATACTGGGTTGATCTGTTGATATATCTAGTCTTAGCTTCTCGAATGATCCTGTTACCTCATGTGAAAAACCAAAGTTCTTTAATGGGTTAACAACACCTAGCGAAGAAAAATTCCTAACGTGCTCTCTAGTCTCACTCTCAGTAAGAGCCTTAGACCAAAACCTTATATGGCCTGCTAAGCCAGAAAACATCGTAGTCCTGGCAACAAGAGGTACTGATGAGGCATTTAGATGCGAAGAGGCAGAGGTATCGATAGATTGATTACCGACCACTATAAACGATCCAGATGAATTTTTTTCCGTACCGAGATACTTTCTTTTCTGAAATGCATTTTCTCCTCGAGACAAAGAGTCAAGAAACATAGACGACGTTGTATAGAATTCTACAATTTCACCATTTTCTTGCCTAGACAAGTTTAAGAAGTAACTCGATGATACAAAACTATTGACTTCATCGTTCCTGCTACGCCCTGCGGATACATGCCACTTATCACCGTTGAATATATTTCCACTGTTAATTTGTAGTTTTAGTAGAGGTGCTGATGCAGAAAATCCTGGTCGACACCATAACGTCATTGAAGGGTCGTCTTTAACACCATCTATATTTGGATCTGCCACTACGTTTAAGACAACAGACTGATGCGCTGATGACCCAGTTGTATGTAATCTAAAAAGACTTTGAGGAGAAAAGTTTTTAGTCTTGTTCGGAAATTTAAATATTCCTTCCACTGTCCAACTACCTGATGTTAGCAGACCATCATTCCGTGAATTAGATATTCCATGAGGCGGGTAGGTAGCCTTATCAACAAACGTACCGGATATAATAGGGTAACCTGTTTCTATTCTTGATCCTGTTAAGTACGAACTTATGATATTAGGAGAATGTGAGCTAAAGCCTTGAGCATCTATTGTTGCGGAAGGATTATAAGTTATACTACCAGAAAAATCTAACATTGTAGATATTTCAGTTATTTTTTTCCTAGACTTCCCAAGCCTAAAGTCGGTACCGCCGCCGTATTCTACAAACCTAAACATTCTATTCGGATCGATTCCGGAAGACCGAAATAAAGATTTTATAGAATGTACTGTCCCTTTAGAGGTTATAATCTCTGGCAAGTTCGTTAAAATTCTTCTCCATATCTGGTTCTGCAGCTGACTCAAATTGTTTGTACCTACCGACGTCACATTTTCGCCGCTAAAGAATTGGTCATAATCAGCGTTACGGAATAAGTTGGGAAGGTCGAACCCGTAATATTGGGCAAGAAAAGGTAGAAATTGATCGGCTACGCTAGTGTTTGAGTCATAATCAATGTGAACCAACTCAGAAACATGGTCAATCATCATTTTTAATTCGTCGAATGTTCTAGCCCACATAAACAATAGGGCAGAAATTATCTGTGGCTGACTTATGTTTGCAGCTCCAGGAACAGCGTACTTATCACTAGTCGAATTAAGACCGGTAACACTGTCAGGTAGTGACGTTTCATAAGAATTATATCCCGTGGCTTTCGCCAACTCTAGATAATGCGCTGGTATAAGCTTCGTTATTAAGTTAGGATTATTCTCGTCATATACCGATCCAGTTGAAAGTAGGGTGTTGTTTAACGAGATCACATCAGGATGTCCTGGAAATAACGTAGGATGGTATACGGACGCCTCGAACTCGCATAAAGTGCTGTATGGCCGGGCGGACCTCATTTCATTTCTATAATTTGATATTTTAGAGTGTAAGCTCTGTCCAGAGTGGTCAAGCGTTATATCAGAATTTTGATAAGATCCTGTTGCTTCGTTAAACCTAAAATTTAACTTCAAATTTGATTCATCGTCTGTAAACAAGCTTCTCTTCGTATATCTCTGTATTTCAGGTGCAGTTCTAAGACTGTGGAACATACGAAAATTATTTATCGAACCTGATAGAGTTTTAGTAGGTGTGAATGTACTACCAGCCATGCTAAAAGCTGACCCTGTACCGATCAATAAAGCGCTTCCAGCAGTGTCGATAGAATCGAAATTAAATCTATTAGATGTCCCTATTACTTTAGACCCGCTTAAGATCTTTGCAATCTTTCCAGAGGGGCTAGCGTCATATTGCATACAAAGGTGAGAAAAACGACCTTTGTTTATTACAGCATTTGCAGTTGTGTAGTTAGATCCACTTATTATAGAAAAATTAACTTCAGCGGTAGAAGTAGAGGGGCTACTTTTCAAGTAAGCGGCGTATCCAACACCTGCTGTAGATATGTGGTGAAATAAGAACTGGTCAGGCGAAGAGGTATTCGGTATGGCTATGTCTAACTCTACGAAAAAAGAGTTCTTCTTAGGATTCATAACTGTGGTTGCATTATTCTTTTTTGATATAGATGGAAAAACAACGCCCGATTTATCTACTACTTTTATGCTCTCATTGTTACCGTGAAGAGTTAAATACCCAGTATAAGACGGGTACCGATCTAAGATATGTTTTTCAAAACCTGTTAAGCCATCTATCCATGTATCATAATCGCTTTTTGTTCCCTCAAATGGAAACTCATTAATTATTTTTTCATATGTGATGTTTATATTAGACACAGCCGAGCTAAAGAATGTATGGTTCTCGAACCTAGAAAAGTCAACAGGCAACTGCTGCGAAGATTTTATAGGAGAACCGGGGGCATCGAACCTAAAAGAACCTGTGACAGATGTGTCTACGACAGTAGATCCAGACATGCTAGTTAGGGTTTGATTTCTCAGTATACCTGATGAGTTCGTAAATCTTCTGACCACGCTAGGGCCAAAAAGCTTCTGGTTTTCAAATACTCTTTTTTTTCTTGACATTTATGTTAAACCACCATGAACGATACATCTGGAAGACTTATTAAGCGCTCTATACCGTGATCTTTAACGAGTAGATCTGTGGTATATAGTCTGCCTTTTGCTAACCCAGATGTAAGAAAAGATATATACATACCTTCTGAATCTGTCGATACTCTCGTCGAGTTTCTTTCATTATCAAAAGGTACTACGATCTTGCCTGTATCTTTATCGACTATTCTGTAATGTATACTATCAACAACAATACTCTTTTTTGTCATAGGAAGCTTATAGGCTTTCTCAGTGACGTCGGCGTCTAGATCATCTATAAACAATCTTATGACAGCTTTTGAACCTGCCCTGTAGTTAGGTTGTGCATTGTAGGATGATATTAAGATCCTCCTATTAGAAAAACCAGATGTCGTTCTCTTTTGCTTCGCTATTTTTATAGAGCCAGTGTAGAACCCTTTCTGTAAGTCGTTAGTTGACCAGATCTCTTTAAGCTCAACATCATCTCTAGTTGTCATAGTATTACCAAAGAACGTAGTATTAAATTCGCTTAAGTTGAATGTTCCAGAATATATCCCTTTGGTTCCCTGACCGTCCGTTGAGCCCGTGTGTTGGGATGCTAAGACAGAGAAGGTCGTCTCATTGTTTGTACCAGATCCAGATATTAACCGGAGTGTCAGACAGTCTGGGCCCTTTAACTCTGTTAGCGATGAGTCGCTAACTAGGTTCATCAACTCACCAGATGATAAGTTTGTTAGAAACAACGACGAAGAAACGTTTGTTTGCAAATCTATATGACGGTCTCTGATACTGTCATCCCATGTTAAAAGTATTCTAGGAGATAACAGTTTGTTCTTTGAATGTCTGGATACAAACCTTTTTACAAATCTTGTCTTTGTATCACTCTCGTCGGATCCGCTAAATGTTAGTCTAAATCCATTGTTCGTGATATTATTAGCAAGAGAAGATGAAACGACTTTTGTGATATCTAACTCTATGTCACCTGGGCCATCTTCGAAGTACTGAGAAGACCCAAAGTCTATTTCTGATCCACCAATGGCTCCGCTAGTGATGTAATCTATATTTGAAGAATTTAGATAGCCACCTTGTCCCGAGCCTGATATGTTCCATAATGAAGGTGATCCAGCAGTTATTGAGGCTGTAATAAAGTTTGTCGTATCAACATCTGAAAACTGGGAAGTACTTCTACCAGACCCTTCGTCAAACTTAACTGCCAAAGGGTAACCAACTATGTTAAAGTTTAAAGGGACGGGAGTTCCGGATGGCACTTCTGTTAGTCTTAGCATGGCTTTAAAAGAAGGACTATTTATATCTAGACTCTGTGACGTTAATGGAACTAAATTAGAGTAGTCAAATTTTATTAAAATCCTAGATATTTCTTCTACAGAAGAAGTTATTCTGGTACCAGACTCTATGAACGAAGACTCGTCATAAAGTTTAAACAAATCCAGGGTACCGGCCATACCGACGTTTGCGTCTGTGGCTCTAAACTTATTTTGCAGTATCTTATTTGTTATGTAAGTGTCTGCGCTTGCTGTTAGAATATAAAACATTTGTCTACCTTACTGTTACAATCAGATCCCTATTGGGATATCTTATTTCAAAAATAGAACCAGGAGGACCGACCACCATCTTTTGTATAGTATTAGCGTTAACATTAAAAGAGTTCTGTGAATACTGTCTATCTTCTATCACTCCAGTAATGTTTGCTACCTTAAAGTCAACTAGAGATATCACACCTTCACTATTTATAATAGAGTTCATTATATCAGAAGTTGGAATTGGTTGGTCAATTTGTATATTTTTTATATCTAAAAGAGAAGCTAAATTAGCTATTATCTTTTGTGCTACTTGAGACTTGTTGGCTTCAGGATGAGCTACAACATCAACATTCACGCCTAGATTTATTATTTTAGCGTCCATTATATCATATGCATCGCTAACAGCCCTGAACTCATTTAGATAAGTTCTAAGGTTTTTCTTTAGAGTATCAGAAGACATTACCAACAAGCCTGATTTCTGTCTTGACACTATAAAGATTTGAGACGCAAGGGAATTAATAGGGTTAGGCCGTATTCCAGCTCTGTACACTCTACCAAAAGCGTTGGGTAAGGTGTATATTCTTGATATTAGATCTGACTTGGTTACTATTCTTGACTGGCTATTTCTTGCAGCGGGTATTTGTGATCTTAGGTTCTCTAGAGTGGGTGCCCTATCACCATCCATAGCTGGTAATGGGTTTGAGACGTCTATGCTGGATCTTACTGCGCTCGCAGACTTGGCTGATGCACGAGCAGAAAACTTTAAGAAAAGCTTAGTTACAGTCCTCACCATATCTTGTCCTACGTTATGTCTAAGACCTCCGCCTGATCTATATGACACTGTCAAGACAGTATTTCTAGGGGCGATTCCAAGCGTTTGCGTTTGCATTAATTTATTTGGGTCAAGAGCAAAGCGAGCAAAAGTCTTTTTACCGTACAGCGGAATTGCCAATTCTGAAGGATCTGGTAACAGATCATTATCTGTTGTAGTTGCGTCTCCAGAGCCGAATTGTATGGTAGTTAGTTTTGTATCATAATCGTAAGAAGAGATGTACCTGTAAGGAGCGGGAATAACTTCTAGATTATAGTCTACGTTGTCAGAATCTTCAGTCACATTCGCGGTGCGCTTAAATACCGTGTCTTGAGAGAGAGATTCTACCTCGTAAAACTCATTACCATCAGAGTCCTTCACACTTACTATAGACGTCACATTTTCGTCTGGAAGTATTATCTTCCTAAAAGGTGTAGATACATTCGGTATCGGAAATTTTTCTTGTTTTCTCGCCCCAGATATAGCCAGTCCCGTTCTAACTACTACGAATGATGTAGGTATAGAAAAGTCATCAGTCTGGACTACTACAGCATCGTACAAATATTCTCCTGTAGTCTTCTTCTCAGCAAAATCTACATCTTCTAATAAGCTGAACGGCACACCATCGTTTGAAACGAATGTAGTAGATGATAAAACTTTAGGTAATAGATCCGGATCTGGAGTTGTGTCTCCCCCTGTGGTGACGGCGGGAAGCTCAAAATATATTTTTATCATTACTACGGAAGGGCTAGCACCTCTAGCTTTAACTCCAGCATTACGCAAATGTCTTTTTATATTTCTGTTTTCTACGGCCGTTGACCAATTTAGCTCGTTAAATTGATGATCAAGATAAAATGACATTGAGTCGCCGACGTACGCGGCCATATCGAGCAGAAGCCCTCCAAGACCTGGCTCCGTAAAGTCTTGTATTTTGTCCGAAAAGAACAGCTTCGCATGAGAATAAAGCTCATTTCTAAAAGACTGGAAATCTTTTGCCAGATAATTTCTTTTCGTCGCGTTCTTTAATTGTCTCTTTACGTTTATAGCCATTTTTTATCCCGCAGAATATAGAATAACTTCTATATTTCTTATCTTTGTAAATAGTTTTGGAATGCTGTATCCAACAACTATACCAATTTTAGCAACATCTTTGTTATCAAAGTTTTCCACTATGGGTGAAAAAGTTTCTAAAGAAACGTATGGCATGTATTTTCTAACAGCAGTGCTTATCCTGGTCATGGCCTCGGATTGTCCTCCCTCTTCCTGCATTTCAAAAGTAAGCTCAGCCAAATTTGCACCAAACTTAGGATGTCCTAATCTTTCGCCATGATTAGTTAGTATCAGATTAAGAAGGTTATCGTGTAGTTGGTCAGGAAAATTATTATGCATTTCCAAGAAACTTTTTCCTGTTTCAGATAACGTTAAGGGTGTCTTTACTCCAACAGGTGGCAGCTCTGGGGTGCTTCTTGCTAATTTCTTACTTAGCTCAGCAGACTTTCCTACAGATTTAAAACTGTATACTTTTCTATTTGCATCTCTTGTTACTGACATATTATATAATCACCGCCATCCCTAAATATCCTGGTGCAGAAAATAGTGGCAACTATAATAGCACACCAGTACCGACTCCGATGCCAGTACCTACTACTGGCCCTACAGCACTAGCTCCAATAACGGCAGTATTAACTATAGTAACGTTTACTATTGCTTGAGTTACATACGCATTTACTGCAGTCGCGATGTCTGACGCTAACGTGTTAATAATCGTGTCTGGACTTGCACCATCTCTTTCTCCGTCCGCTTTAGCTTTTCTAAAAGCTGCCGCTATTTGTAACTCTAAAGGTATTACTGCTACTGACAATGGCATATCGTTCTCCTATTCTCCGAATATTCTTTCTGATTGAACTGTTGAGATATTACTCTTCAAACTACCCGCTATCTCACTTTTTAGTTCGGTGACTGCTTGATTAAGCTGTATAGATGGCGCACCGTATCCTGGAGTAGTGTGAGTCAAGACTTTATCACAAAACGCGGTTAACGCGTCCATTGTGCTATGCCATAGAGTCTCTAGATCAGAATATCTAACATAAGGTTGTGAACCGCCTTCGCCAGGTCCGGCTGCGGATCCTTCGTCAGCTTCGGAACGACCGATAATAATTTTAGAACCGCTTATCTGTATAGTGCCATCTGGTAACATCAGAAAAGCTGCCAGATCCTCGTTAGGGACACCCTCCTTAATTAATCTTATAGAACCATTGATTTCTGGAGCACCAGGTACAGGGACGTCTGGTGACATCTTTCTTGCTATTATTCTTATTTCATCAGCCTTTGTAACAACAGCTGATGGATGATCATCCTCCCTGTTAATCAAATCATATTGACCGAAAGTTTCGCCTATAGGACTCGGGATAGATTCACCAGGAGTATCGATAGTAAAGTTTTCGTCTACGTTAGATGAGTGAGATACTATTATTCGGGCAGCGTCAACAAAAAAGTCGGGGTCACCCTCTGTAGGATTGTCTTTTCTATTTTTTTCAGCGTTGTTTGTTTCCTGAGGATTTTTATTAACTTCCACCCACGCTTGACGACCTGTCTCAGGATTAGGAGAGTTTTTAATAACTCTTGAAGTTGGAGGTGCTGGATCTTCGCTTATCTCTGTTTTGACATCTTCGTTCAATACACGCCAGTTATATCTTCCTCGGCCGGCTACGATATCAATCACGCCCCAGGGTTGATCTTTTCTTTCATCAATTACTGTGTCGTCTTCGGTCGCATTTGACACAACACTTGTAACGGGATCATCTCCATTTTTCCACCCTCTAGATTCACCTAAGCATATCAACGTATTATTCGAGCCCTGTATTACCAGATCACCCGGACGTTTTGTGTATCGTGGAACATCTTGCCCCCTAAACTGCTTATATGCTCCGGATATGTTTACTATATCTTCATATGCAAACTCATCTTTTAGAGTATATCCCTCACCCTCTCCGGTGCCATTAGGAAAGCCAAAAATCCTATCGTCTAATTTGTCACCATTTAAATCAAA